ACTACCCAGGGCCAGGCCGTGTAGTAGATCCACTCAACTACTGGCTGCATAGCCGTTTGGATTGCGGCCCACGCGACCTGAATATCAGACCACATGTTCGTAGCCGTATCCTTAATCGCATTGAACGCGCCTACAACCCACGGCCAAACCGTGTTGTAAATCCAATCCGCAACGGGCTGAATTGCGGTCTGAATCGCAGTCCAAGCGGTCTGAATATCGGCCCACATCATACTGGCCGTGTCTTTAATCGCATTGAACGCACCGACTACCATGGGCCAAATGTCATTGTAGATTTGTGTGGCGACGGGCATGATTGCCGCCCAAATAGCATCCCACGCCCACTGAATCGTAGACCAGAGCGCGCTCACACCCCAGCTAATGGCATCCCACGCTGTAGTGAGATATAGGGCAGCAACGTTGACAATCCAGTCGACGACGGGCCGGATTATGTCACTGATCCCTTGCCACGCGGCGACCATCCCGTTCCAGACGATCATTGCCCCCGCGGAAATGCCATCCCAGGCGGCTTGAAGGTTGGGCCATGCGGTATTTACGATCCAGTCGACGACGGCTTGAATGACGGGCTGTATTCCTTGCCAGACGCCGACGATGCCGTTCCATACCCATTGGGCGCCGGCGACGATTCCGTCCCATGCCCCCTGAAGTGCGGGCCATGCGGTGCCGACTATCCAATCAATGACCGCCTGAATAACAGGTTGCATTCCTTGCCAGACGGATACCATGACGCCCCACATCCACTGGGCGCCTGCCACGATCCCGTCCCAGGCGACTTGCATGAGAGGCCACACATTAGCGGCGAACCAATCGGCCACAGCCCCGGCGGACGTTTTGATTGCTTCCCAACAAGAAATGACGACATTACGGAATGTTTCGGAGTTCTGCCACGCCACAACGATTGCCGCGACCAATGCTGCGATAGCGATCACAACAAGGCCGATCGGGTTGGCGTCCATCGCAGCGTTGAATGCCCATTGCGCCGCGGTAGAGGCGATTGTTGCCGTCTTGTGGAGGACCATCATTGCCGTGGCCCTACCCCATGCGACCGCCTGCATTGTAATCTGCGTCGTCGCTCGCGCAATATTCGACAGGAATTCTCCAGCGTACATGAGGTTGAGCTGCGCGGTCTCAACTACGTCTCTGACCTTCGCTATAGTCATTGCGTTAATGGCCGTGGTGACGCGCCCGGCAACCCCGGCTACGCCTTCCATGTCATTCAACCATTGCTGCATTGAGGACATGACCATGACGGCTTTCCATGCCGTAAATGCGGCCGCGATACTGTAAACCGCCACTTTACTATTGAGAATAGCGACGGTGAGATTCTCCATGAATTGGACGAGGCTGCTGTTCGCGATGGTGCTGAGAGCGGTAGCGATGCCGGGGACGAGTGTCCCGACAATGAATTTACCGAGCTCGACGAAACTGTTACGAACGTTAGTGATGTACGAGATGATTCCGGAATCTTTGTCGAATCCGAAAATCGTCCCAGTGAAATCACCGGACAGAAGCAAATCTTTAAGATTCTTCAACGACGGGACGAGCGTCTTGTTGATCCATTCCCCGGCAGCGGCGGCGGCGTCACGCATGCGGAAAAGGAAATCAACGAAACTGGAATCTTCCTCGAACGAGAAAATCGGCCCCGTGAAATCACCCTTGCGGATAACGTTGAAAGCATTCGTAATACTAGGAATGAACGAGTTACTGACCCAGTTGAATACTTTCTCGAATCCCTTGCTCATGGCGTCAAGGGATGCGGTGATCCAGGGTAGTGCTTTTTCGGCGATTTCCTGCGCCCCGGTCACAAGGGTCGCTTTGAAATTCCCCCAAGCGCCTTCCAGGGTTTTGGTGGATGTAGCGGCCTCAATGGCCACGTCCTCCATACCGAGGTCGAGGATTGCTTGGTTGAATTCCTCGGCGGTGATCTCGCCTTTCTCCATGGCTTCCCGGAAATTGCCGGTGTAGGCGCCGTTCTTTTTCATGGCTTCCTGCAATTTACCGGACGCGCCAGGAATGGCGTCGGAAAGCTGGTTCCAGTTCTCGGTGGTGAGTTTTCCGGCGCCCGCGGTCTGCGTCATAACGAGGCCGACCGTTTTGAACGTCTGCGCGTTTCCGCCTGCAACGGCGTTCAGGTTACCGGCGGCCTCGGCGAGCTTATCGTAACCCTTTACGCCATTGGATGCGAGCTGCGCGGTAATGGACTGAATATCGTCGAGCTCGTAAATTGTGCGGTCCGCGTAGGAGCGTGTGCTTTTTGTGAGCGCGTTGATTTCATCCGCACTTTTACCGGCGAATGCAAGCGTTTGCTTGAATTTGATTGTGGCGTCAGCCGCGTTGAATGCCTCTTTTGCGACGCCACCGAACGCGACGGCGATACCGCCGATGGCGAGTCCTCCGAGCGCGGCGCCGGCGACTTTCGCTACCGATTTGAATGCACCACCCAGGCCGGATGTGATCTTTCTCTCGGCCGGCCCGGTGTCGACGTTGCCGATTTCGCTATTGATACTTCGGGCGAGGCCTCGCACGGACGGGCTGATCTGAATCCATGCGGTCCCGAGATCATATCCGGCCATCGATACCTCTCCGAAATCATGTACAGCAAAAATGGTTCACGCCAAGCAAACTGTTTTTCGTGTTTGTCTTGGCGTGAACCATTTTACACTATCCGATAGAAGCGCGGGTTACTTGCCGTATCGGGCGAGCCATTTCTCGCCCTTGGCTTTTTGTGCCTTAGCGTGCTTGCTCGACACCCTGGGGTTACCAGTTTCCCGGTATCCTTCAGCCGGCGGTTTCGGCGCTTCAGGCCACTTATCTTTCTTGACACCGTTGACGGCGAGCAGCGTGGTCTGAATATTGTGTGCTGACATTATTGTGGCGGCTACCTCATCGGACCAGTACCTGTCTCCGCCTCGCGCCCTATCGAATGTTGACCCAGGCGGGAGCCCGCCGATGAGTACCATTACCCGCCTAGGGGTTATTCTGCCTCGATATAGATCAAGGAGGTCAGTGTTGTAGTATCGTTGCAGGTCGGCTTCTATCTCCCACCCATACTCATGGAGTAGTGGTGGGAGAATTGTCAGTTTCCCGCGCCCACCTCGGACACGATCGACTGCATAAAGTCGGTCACTGCGTCAATCGGGACGCGACCGTTCTCGTCCTCCAGAGCAGAGTAGACCTCATCCTTGTGGTCGCCCACGATAAGGCGGAAAAGGGGGAACGGATTGCCGGCGTCGAGGGCCTCGAACGCGCGAAAGTCCTCCAGCGCCTCCGGGGGAATGTCGAACTCGATCCCCTTATAGTCTACGTGAATCGGGTCGCGCGTGGCCTCGGCCTTAGCGAGCCTGTCAGCCGGCGCCTTAGCTCCGGCGGACTTTGCCTTGCTCTTCGTGGTCTTGTCAGACATAATGGGTTGTCCTCAAAATTGTTTTATGAAGTGGGTGGGTTGTGTTTGTTTTGGATCTTCCCCGCTATTCCGCGACAACCCATCCGAAACACGGAATAGCGGGGAAGAATTAATGTCAGGCGGGGAGCAGGGCCTTGTGGTCGGAGTAGATAATGTAGTCGCCCAGCACGGAGAGATTGTACTCGTAGCCGGTAATCTCAGCCTGCTGGAAAGTAATCTCGCCGCGCTCACCGAGCTCCAGACGCGGGAAAACAATACGAATCTGCGCGCCCACCCCGGAAACATCGAAAAAGTCAGCGACACCACAGAGAAGCTTGACCTTACGGGAAGACTTAGCGGTGATCTTCACCCCCTTGGTGGCGCCACCGTCCTCAACCTTCTCACTGGTAGCGTCAAGATACCAGGAGAGCGGGGCGAGCATGGTCTCCAGGAGAGTGGCGCTGAAAGTCGTCTCCGACGAGTCGAGGAACGTCTTGACGACGCCGTGGCCCTGGTGCCCCTTGATCTTGGTGACGGAGTCGTCGGAGGTGAGCTTGAATCCGTCCTCGCTAATCCACCCAACGTTGGTGAGACCGGTCACGCCGGAGAGATCCTGGGTGAGTGACGTGACCTTCTCGCCGAACTTTTCGACGTAATCGCCCAGCCAGAGCGCGTCATTGTCGGACGAGAAAATGAGTGCATTGTCAGCGTTAACAGCCATTATTTGTTCACCTGTGTGCTGTAATTGTTAATGTTGCAGTCGCCCTCGCCTGAGACGTGTCCGGATCGGGCATTTCTATCGGATAGGATGATTGTACCATCACTATACCATCCCGATAGTTCGGCATAGTGTGCGCCACATTCACGGCCTCGCACGCGATTTTCATCGCCTCACCCGACGACTGAGCATAAGCGTCAATCGTCTCCAACGCCGTGCAGAGTGCTTTCTGCGTAACCCCAGTGCCACCTGTGGAGAGGACTCGAATGAATGTGGCAGGACGGTCCGGACTCTCGGGCCTACGCGCCACGACCGGCACGCCCATGTGTGCGGACAGGAAGTCCATGAGATGTTTCTTTATGTCCGGCACCGTGGGGGCACGATCGTATGTTGGGCTCATTTCCCGCCACCCATTGTGAGGCCGATCGCACGCTCCAACGTGTGCTCCCTCATCTGTCTGCGCATTGCAGCAAAAGTGCGCGCCCTGACATATCCGCGAGTACGATTTCCATGCGTCGTCTCGCCCTCGAACCCGCGGCCAGCGGCGTTGGCTACGCGCCCCGTCTCAAGTGCCACGGTCCGAGCTACGTCAGGGCCTCGTAGAAGCTCGGCGACGCCATCCCGGTTGAGCTGGAATTTTACTTTCGGCATTATTCGCTCACCTTGTCTTCGTTGGCGCGAATCTGCACAACCATCCCCTTGGGGTAGGGTGAAGGGCGGCCTTCAACATGGTATTCTATGCCGTCTACAATAAGATGATCTTCGGCGGTCACGTCGATTGTGGTATTCCGCCAATAAAGGGCGGCGGGCACAGTGACGGGCATTGCCCCAGCACTGATCGGCTCAGTAGAAGTAGCCGGCGCAAACACAGCGGGCGGCAGAGCAACATTCTCCCACTGCCCCGGCACGGGATTCCCATACTGGTCTTTCGACGCGAGACCACGCCTACGTCGCATAACAGGCACGTATCCGGACAGCATTACGGTTCCTGTCCGCTAATCGCATTAATGTCCTCGATCAGCTGATCAGTGACGGACCGCGCGTCATAGTCCTGCAGGAGGTCTACCTCGAACGCACCGCCGGAGCCTCCGAGGGCGTCTTTTTCCTCGCGTTTCAGGTAGAGACCGCCTTCGGGATTCTGATACGTGAACTGATCGGAGAACGGGCCGGTCGTGTGCGATTCTGACGCAATAATCCCGTGCGGCTCGGAGTAGATTCCGCCACCACTGTCTGTGACACCGCCGACAGCATCTCCGCCCTGCATTGCGCGACGCACCACAGCGCACGCCACTCGCTTTCGCGTGCGAGGGGTAGCGGATTCCCAGCGGGGGCATTTCGACACAATAAGATCAGTCGCGTCAGCGAGGAGTACGTCGGCGCGGATACGCTCATTGTCTGAGAGTGCCCGCCACCGAGCTTCCAGGTCTTCGACTGTGGCGAACGGAATAATGTCGTCGGGAATCATTTTGCTGTCTTTCTGGGGCGGCCTCGTCCCCGACGAGGGGCAGGTGCCGGCGAGGCAGTGCGAGATGAGGAGGAGGGGGAGGGCTCGTCTACCTCGCCGGCGTCATCATTCTCAGGGTCGATTTCGGTGTATTCGTCTCCAAGCATCACATTGTGGTCGTCTGCGAGATGAATCACAATGTCGTGGTCTCGGTGCTTGTAGGATCGCATTTCCGAAATCGCCCCTAGGAAAAATTTTGTTTTGGATGGGTTGTGTTTTGTTTACGACGATTTTATCAGGCGCCGGCCTTGGTCTTAATCGTCGCGAACTTGTCCGGGAAAACGTACCAAGCGTACAGAATCTCGAGACGCAGAGCAATCTGGTTCCTCCGCTTCAGGTCACCCTGACCATCCGGGTCACCGAAACGAATAATCTCGAGAGGCAGAGAACGCTGAATTCCCCACCGAATACCATCCACGAAATCGCCGACGATACCCTCGACATTGGTGGCGGCGGTCGCCTCGGGCTTGCCAGCAACCGTGTTTCCAGCGGCAGCAGGAAGCCCCATGAAATTATCAATGTCGACACCGAGGCCGATCTGCGGGTAACGCGGCGTACCCGACGGGGAACCGTCGGCGTTCTTGGTCTGGAGACTACCGAGCGCCCAAACGGCGGACGGGGCAAGCGCAAGGCCGGTCGGCGTAATCGGCGCGGCATTGTCGTTAATGAGCAGCCCGGCGGCCTGACGGATTGCCTGGTCCATCTCCGTAGTGCCAACCTCGACGCTCTTGGTGGTGGAGGTCAGGTAATTGGTCCACGCGTCAATAACGGCACCGGTCAACGGGTTAACACGGTGGTAAAGGCCGAGGTCGAGGGCGCGAGAAAGCGCCTCGCTACCCTTCTGCGCGAGCTGGTTGAGGACGTCCAGCTGATAGTCCTCGTCAGCCCACTGGACCTCCTCGTTGAAGCGCATAGTTACCTGCGCCTTGTGCGGCTTAGCGGTCACGTAACCGAATTCACCAGACGTGGGAGCCTTCTCGGCGCCCTCGTCAACGAACTCGGCACGCGGGAAATTATCGAACGTGATAATGTCCACGTCGCCGAAGGTCATGGGAATTCCACCGTTAAGCTTGGCGACGGTGGAGAGGGTCTGGGTGCGAGTAATGATCCCGTCGGCGATCTGCCGAGGCATGAGGACCTTCGCCTTGCCTGAATCAAACACGGCCATTATGGTTGTTTCCGTTTCTTTCTAGTATTTTATCTTTTGGAATTGCGGCTGTACTTGTGTCAGTCGCCGGCGAAAACGTTCCGAGCGAATTCTGCAAGATTGCCGCCATCATTGTCGGGCGTGGCTCCGGCCTGTGGTACCACGGGGGCGACAGACGGCTTAGCGTCATGCAATGCTTTGGCGATTGCGGCAGCATGAGCGTTGATTTCATCCTCGGTTGTTCCTCGGATCAAATCGGCGCTGATACCGTGCTCGGCGGCAGCGTTAGCGGACCATTCACGGACTTTGGCGGCGGTTTCAAAGTCTGCAACCTTGGCCTTTAGGGCTTCGATTGTGGCGTCTTTGTCGCCGATGGCTTTGGCGAGTTCGTCTCGTTCGTTGGCGGCGCGCCTGTTCTCTTTGGCGCGGTTCTCCCACTTCCGGGATTCGCTCTTCCAGTCGATTTCAGGCTTACTGACGACAGTATTGTCCTCGCTCTGAGGAGTATTGTCGCTGTTAGTGGCACTGCTGTCGGCCGGCGTGTCGCTTGCGGCGTTATCGCTCATTGGGCGTTTCCTATATTTTGACCGTGCGGTTATTGTAATGTTTTCAGGCAACTACTTTTGGGCTTTGCAGCCGTCCTCGTAGCCCCTTTGTTTATGCATTGTAGCACAATCATTCGATTGGCCTAGTGCGCCATTCTGCAAGCTCTTCCTGGTGCGTGTCTATCCACGATGAGACGAGTTCCCGATGGCGTGTGCGACCTTTGTCGGTTTTGTGTCTGGCTGCGAGCGCGTATGCTTTCGCTGGCACTTCCCGAGATGTTGGATCCCATGCGGGTACCGCGACACATTTGCAATTGTCGTGCGCCCCGAATGATGCTGTCCCCTGGCTGCGATAGTAGCATTCGTTCATTGTGAGCATGACGCAGAAATTGCATGCTTGCGGGTTACGTGTTCGTCTTTCCCAGCCCATGGCTTCCGGGTCAGCCCATGTCATGTCTGCGATTTGTGAGCGGGCGCCGTCGCTGACGTATCGGATGAGCGCCCCGGTCAAATAGGATAGGGCAATGTCGGGGTTCCCGGCGTATAGTGCGCCCGCACTGAATCTTACACTGTCGTCGATTTCACCCTGCGGTGTGAGCGACGTTTGTACTGTGGGGGCATCGCCGGGAATGTCCTGGTCTAGGCGCATGTCGCGATACCATTCATCGGCGATCGCGGCGGCCGCACCGCCGTATTGGTCGACGAGGGCGGGCATGATTTCGAGCAGAAGGTCGCGGGCTTGCTCGGGGCGTTGTCTAGCGGCACGCGACCAGAGCGTGTGTAAATCATTTTGGGCGAGCGTGACGAGCGAGTCTATTGCTCGCCCGTACGCCCCAATTTCTGTGGTTGACAGCATAATAAGTGTTAGTTTATTTGTGTTTTGGTGCCGCCGGGCAGTTTGATATTGCGCTTAACCCTATTCCTTGTATTGACCGGGTTATTAATGCCCAGGTTGCTGCCATTGCTGTCACTGTCGTTGCTGTTGCCAGCATTGTCGCCATTGTCGCCGCCGTTACTGTTGGCTGCGTCACCATTGTTGCTGCTCTCGTCGTTCTCGTCCATATTTTCGTTATTCGTGGCGGCGAGTGCACGATCAAGCAACGATACCGCATTCTTTTTACGATTCTCGGCGTTGATATCTGCGAGATCGTCCTCGGTGAGCCCGGCACGCCGCATGAGAGTCTGCGACTCCTGTAGCGACGGGAAAGCACTGACCATTTTGACCGCGAAATCGGCGGCAGACGAGGGCGAGGAATAGCGGGCGGGGGTCCACTTCACCGAGGTCTTCCACGACTCCTGTGGCGGCTCGTCGAGCTTGTCTCTGACCATAATAATGTTCTGCAGCGTGCGCCGCAATGGGGCGGTGAAAATGCGCCACTGATACTCGGCTTCGTCCGCGAGCGCCGCCTCGGACGCCTGCATAGCCTCAGCCGAGGACGGGTTATCTGCGAAAATTCCGATCGCGGATTGAGGAAGGTTTGTGGCTGCACACAAATTCTGCGCCAGCTGACGGTACATTTCCAGGTGAGGGCTCATGGTCATTTGTGAGAATTGCCCAACCGACGGGATGTCGCCGTTTTCGTTCGGTTCCAGGACTTGGACTCGGGCCATGATTGCGGACCATCTGTCTTGGCCGGCGAAGTCTGCTCTTTCTGCGCCGAGCACGTATCGCTGCGGGGAGGAGAAAAATTCGGCGGAGGTTTCTGTGCGGACCATTGTCCTCACCGCCGCGTCCGTGAGGTATCTTACTTCACGGGTGATTCGCGAGTGCCCCAAAGGGCGGTTTAGTTGGGGGTCGTAGCAGAGTGCTTCGACGAAAATGCGGTTGGGTGTGTCTCCGAGTTTTTCGGCTTTCCATCCGCCGCCGTTCTCTTTGGCGTCGATTCGCCAAATGGCGGTGGGGGTGTGCATGATGGCGCCTGCCGGCTGTCCGTATTTGTCGGTCTGATCGATTGTGAGGGCGGCTTCGATTATGCGACGCCTAGTGTCCCATAGTGCAGCGGACCATTCTGCGTCACGGGCCTGCACGACCACGGGCGGCTCACCGACGGTCTCATCCCCCCGTGTCACTGTGAGCAGCGAAAAAGAATGCTTGTACGCGGACGTTATCGCCTGGGCGAGATCAAGATCATAGTTGTTTGCGGACAGTATTTCGTTTGCCTCGAAAGCGTCGGGGGCGCCGTTCAGGGAGTAGCCTTCGAATACGTGCCTCCTGGCGAGCATGGTGACGACTTTCTGAGGCCATCCGAGCGCGGCTTTGGTGCGCGTCATTTGCGGCGGAATACTAATACCCAAATCCTGGAAAGCACGGTGGCCGTCATAGTAGACGGAGAGCAGCTTGTTTTTGTTTGAGTGCTGCTGCCATTTCTGCCACAGTTGCAGGAATGTTGCCTTGTCTTCGTCGGGGAGTCCGGAAATGCGTGTGGGTGCCGGCGTAGCGTTAACGAGTCGTCCGTCGTCAGGATAAATTTCAGTCATAGGAACAATACTCCGCCGCCACGGTCATTTCTACTATTGGCGTTTTCGATTTTATCATAAGGCTTGTAGCGTGGTCTCCTTTTTGTTGTGCGTGCGGCCCACATTGCGAGCGTGCAGGCTTCTAGGCCGGCTACGGTGGCGCCTGGCGGGGCTTGTAGCGCCCATCCTCCTGACGTTCCGATTGGGCGCGGCGTCGCAGACGCGACCTCGGTTCTCAGTTGCATGTCGTCTAGGTGTGTGACTGTGTTTTCGCGTAGTGAGGCGTCTAGCATGCTGTAGGCGTCGATGATTTGCGTGATTGTGGGGGTGATGATGACTTGGGGGCGTACTCCGATGGCTCTCAGTCTTTCGATTGTGTCTCCGGCACCGTATTTTCCGTCTACGATGATTTGTGCCCACCTGTCCCTGGTGTCCGCAATGTAGTCGATTATCCATTGGGTTCCTTCGCCCATGCGGCGGACGCCTTGGTGTGTGCATAGTTCGACGTGTGTGGGCGTGTTTTGCTTGTGTCCTGCTCTGGCTAGGGCGCAGGTTGATCCGTCGGGTGCGAACCTGATTGCAGCGCACCATCGCATGCCGCTGGGAGTGTTTTCTGGCCGTATTGTGGCAGCGTTCCAGGCGACGGGGTCGATTGCGAGCCGGTCATTGGCACGATCCCATATTCCGAGACCTTCACGGCGGAATGATTCTTCCCCGAGCTGCCGGCGCATTCTTAGAATGGCGGATTCGGGTGTGCGGCGCGGGTATGATGGGTTTGCTTTTTCCCATTGTTTTCTGTCGTCGCTGTTAGCGTCGTAGTCGGCGGCTAGTTCGAGGTAGAGGCCGTCTTTTATTTCGCCTTGTAGGGCGAGGTTGCGGAATTCGCTGAATGCTTCGGATGGGTCTTTTGGTTTTGGTGGTGTCCCGATTTTGATGATGAGCGGGTCTGGCGCCGTGTTTGTGGCGGGGATCATGTCGTCTAGTGCGGCGGCGCCCAGGATCTGGGCTTCGTCGAAGAGGATCATGTCTACGCCGTGGAATCCTCGTCCGAATCCTCCTTCGCGGGCTCCGAAGAGGATTCGTGATCCGTTGTTGAAGAGGATGGCTTGTTGTCCGTTTGCTTGCCGTATTTTATGAATGTATGGGGCGATGTTGGGTATTTGCGCCATTCCTTTCATGTCGTTGAATGTTTCGTCTGCGGTGCGTGTTCTGTGTGCGGTCCAGAGTACGAAGTAGTTTGGGTGGAGGGTGGCGAGTGCGAATGTGAGACCGCCGATTGTGTATGTTTTGCCGACCTGTCTGGGGATGCTGGCTTGGATTCCGTCGATGCTGGCGGCGTAGTGGCCGTCGTTTCGTTTTGCGAGGATTGCTTTGAGCCAGTCTTGTTGCCATGTGTCGAGGGGGTATTGCATTTCTTGGAGGCGGTGTTTGACTGGCGGCCAGGCGGTGTGTGTGATGTTTTCTGGGAGGGTGAGGTGGGCGGCGATTTCGCTGAGGTGTTTTTCGCTCATTTTTAGATGCCGTCCCAGGTTTGTGTTTCGTTTGGAAGGTCGGTGGTGTTGGGGGGTGTGTTTTCGTTTTGTGTTGTGGCGAGTTGGTCTGTGATTTGTATGAGTTGTGCGGTGAGTTTTGTGAGTGCTGTGTCGCCTGTTCTGGGGTCGTCTATGACGGTGGCGATTTTGTGTGCGAGTGCTTGGCGGATGAGTGTGGGGTTGCCGGTGTTTGTGGCGTCGGTGATGGGGGCGGGGCTGTTTGGTTCGTATACGGTGATTGTGGTGTTTGTGTGGGTTGTCATGTTCCTTATTATATGCTGTGATGCTCGTCATGTTCCTGGGGGTTTTCCACAGGGTTTTCCACAAGCCGAATAGTTATCCACAGGGTTTTCCACAAGTTTGGGAGTTTTCCACATGATGGCAGTCACATTGTGATCTGGGTTACTGGAGTTATCCACAGGGTTTTCCACAAGCAGGGAGGGATGGGCAGACCTTCGGGGTGTTCGCGGCCGGATGGGGGAGGGGGAGTGGCCCCCGCCACACATTTGCTGTGGTGTGCGTCTCGTTTCGTCTGGTCTCCGTCTTGTTTGTGTGACGTGGGTCCCACTTTAAGGGATCCCTTACTCCTTTGGGGCCCCCTTTGTGTTCGTCTCGTTTTGCTGCCATGGTTTTTTTGAACGCCATTGTTGTTTCGTGCCTTTGAATGTTTTTGCATGTTTTTGTAACATTTCTTTTGTTTTTGTGCATTTTTGTGCGTTTGTGCGTTGTGTTGCCTTTGTGGCATGCGTTGGCACCATGCATGGTGCATGGTATTGGTATGCATGTCATGCATCACATCATCATCAGTATGTTCATACTGATGTTCATGATGTTCATGATCATGATGATCATTGATCATCGTGATGTTCGTCGTTCGTTGTTCATTGATTGTTGATTGAACATTGATTGTTGATCATCGTTGATCATGTTCGTTCGTTGGTTGTGTGAACGTGAACAGTGTGAGGTGAGATGAGTGGGTGATGTCCATCCTCCTCGTGTGTGCTGCTGTTGAATGGCGGTGGGGTGTGCTGTTGCCGGCCCGCACTGTCCAGTGGTATAGCCCGTGCCCTGCCTATCTCAGCGCGGTACTCGTCAGTACTGCTGTCGTGTCGTGTACTGTTCCTTGCTGGGTGCGCGGTGTGTGGTGGTGTGTGTGTCTGTGCTGTTCATCTTATGGGGTATCCTCCGATCACTCCCCCCTCATGGTGGTGGTGGGTGGGGCCGTCGTGGATGGGTGGGTGGCATAGCGGATGGGGGTGGCATGGCGGTGGAAGGGCGGCGGTGTTACTGGCATCCCCGTCTAATGTTGGTGTCCCCCTTCTGTTTGTGTGGTGGCCGTGTTGAATGGCGGGGGGCGTGTTGTGATGCCCCGTGTTCCGATTGGCCCCCCCCCTTCTCTCGTATTGTCTCTGCCTCTCTTGCACTGTTCCTGCTTCCTTCTCGTATTGTGGGGTGGGGGAGTGTGGTGTTGTGCTGTGTTGTGTGGTGTTGCTGTGGTGGTGTTGCTGTGCTGTGTGCAGAGAGTGGAGGGTGGTGTGTGTTATGAATGACGGTGGGCTATTTCGTTGTGGAGTTGTGTCTCGCTTCTTCTTTTTCTTTCTCCCCTTGTCTTGTGTTCGTTGTCACAGCATTGTTGGTTTAGGGTGGTGTGTTTGTGTCAGGGTTGTGTCATTGTGGAGTGGCTGTGACGGTTTGTGTTGGGTGGAAGGGCGGTGGTGTGTGGTGTGTGGTGTGTGGTGTGTGGTGTCTACTGTTCTCTATCAATCCTTCATATGTTGTGGTGTCTACAGTGGTAGTAGTACATGTCATGTTGCATTGTGTTGTGGGTTGTGGAATGGCGGTGTGTGAGGGGCGTGCATGGTCTCGTTGCCTGTCTTCCTTGTTTCCTTTCTCTTCTTCTTCCTTCTCTTGTGTTGGTGTTCGGGGTAGTGCGCGCGCAGCTGTGCGAGCACGCACGTTATCCCCGAACACCATTGTGTTCTCTTGTTGCTTGCTCGTCTTCTTCTCTCTTCTGCTCTTCGCCTTTCTTCATGCCCCGCCTTTCCTTTGTTGGAATGGCGGGGGGGTTCACCATGTGTTACTGTGTTGTGTTGGCATGACAGCAATGGGGAGTCTGTCTCGTTCGTCCGCGTTTTTCTGGTAGTGGCGTGCTCTTCCTTTGCCTCCTCGTCCGTTGCCGCGTCTGCTGTTGCATTTGGCGCATAGCACTCTGCCGTTGTCTGGGTGGTTGGATCCGCCTAACGAGGCTGGGATTATGTGGTCTGCCTCGGCTGAGTTGGGTTTGCGTTGTCCATCATTGTTGTATTGGAGTTTGGTTCCGCATGCTGGGCAGTGTGTGATGCCCATGGCTTGTGCTCGTGCGAGTACTTGTTTTCTGAATTGTTTGTGTTCTCTGGTGCTTGTTCTGCTCACCGCGTTTCCTCCTCTTCGCTTTTCTTTTTCTTTTGTGTTCGTGTTAGGTGGTGGCGCGTCGCAGCGTCAGCGAGACGAGCGCCTCCACCGTCTAACACTACTCTCTCGTTTCCTTCTTCTTCCCGCCTTTGCTCCCCGCCTTCCTTCCTTTCTTCTTTGTTTTGGGGGTGGCGTGTGTTGTGTAGTGCGCGCGCAGCTGTGCGAGCACGCACGTAACACAACACACGCCCTTGTTGTTTGGTTTGCCTACTTGTATGGTGTGTGTTGCTTCTACCACACACTGTTCGTTGTTAACGGTGACAGCATTCCTCTTTGAACACTGTGTGCCTCTAATTACGTTATAACACATGTTCCCTAATTAGACACTGTCTAGTTGCATTAGACAGCACCTAATTCTAGTACTCTTTTAAGAGTATAGGTTGGGCCCAACACAGTGGCGAGCTCTTCGAAAACACCCTGCGGCGCTGACGCTCGCTTGCGTCGCTAGGGCTCCTCAGCGGCTGCGCCGCAGATCGTCTTCGACGATTCGTCTACTCGAGTGTAGCATACGGGACTAAAGTCACCGCAACAAACACTGCCAACAAACAACTACAAACGGGGACTAAACGTTGCAATCACGCGAAAACTACTGACACAATCCCTTGCTGCAAGGGCAGAAAGTGTGACGACACGCACCAATATTGTAGTAACACAAACGGGTGTTTTATCCCTAGAAAGCTAGTTGCTAGCAAACAACCCGCATGCGTAGAAAGTAAACGGAAGGTTAACAAAGTAAACGAAAGGTTAACGCCGCATGTGGCCGACACCACTCGCCCCATCACACACTGCTCTTCAACCATCCGAGATGCACTGAGGCCCCGCCTCCTCATCGAAGGTGGGACCTCGTCATCCTCAGGACAGTCGAGTCAGTAGGGCCAGGAGAAGCGGTACAACAGAGCACACGAGCCGGCGTCCGCCTCCTCATCCTCGTGGACGAGCGGGACGACGGAGATCTCGAGGATGGCGTTGGCGAGGAAGGCATCGCTGGCAAGGCGGGCGATCCGAGACCAAATGCTCTCGTCGGCAATTGCGTACTCGTAGGCGTCGTCCCATCCGTCGGGGACGTCCAGCGGCTCGATGGAGTCGACGCCGCTGTCGTCGGAGACCTTGTAGAGGGTCCAGGGCTCGCCTGTGCGAGGAGCATTGATCCGGTAGAGGGCGCCGTACTCGATGGTCTCGAGGGTCGGGTCTTCAGTGCGGTAGATGTCGATACTCATTTCTCTTCCTTCTTGGTCGCCCGCTGAGACGCAGCTCACAGGCACTGGGGGTTGACAGCACCACACACCGCCATTCTACAGTAGACACACCACCGAAGATCGGTGCACACGAGGAAGAGAGGACGGAACACGAATGAGCAACACACTAGAAGATGAAAGGCTCATCCAACACATAGACGTGTCCAGGCTTGCGAAGCCATCAGCCGACTCCCCGGCCCGGCTCATAATTCTGATCGAGCACATGGATGGCACGGACTACACGGTGAACGTTGCCGACAAAAAAGAGACGCCCGAACATTTGACGACACTGCTCGCCGCTGTCACGCATGGCGCTGACATGATGTTCCGCGCCCTCGACATTCTCCGTACTTCAGGATATGTGGACACGCGGCCCGTCGCACTATTGGGCAGGCAGATCATTTTCGGTTTGGACCGTGTCACGCTTGAGGTCGAAATTATTGAGCACGGTGACGGCGAGCTCGAGTGCGGCATTAGTGTTGCCGGCATGAATGTGGAGAATATTGAGGAGATTGGTGGCGTACTGGAGGAGAACGGCATTGACGTCACATGAGACGGTGTGACAGGAGGCGGCTTCGTCCCGGCCCGGCGGGCGCGCCTGGCTGTCGAGGGTAGACCGTTCGGCTCGGATTGGTGTGCGTGAGCTGGGGCGCCCGCCCATCGTCTCTTCCGTGGGACGGCGTCGTGTCCTCCGCCTCGTGGTCGCACGGGGCGGAGGATGCGTCTATATGCACCCATCGCCCCATCCGCCTTTCGCGGTGTTCCGGGGCGGTGGGCTGACGATATCGTGGACCAACACCTCGCAGTTGTGGCGGACGTCTCACTCGGGTGGGGTGGACAGGCGAGCAGTGTGACCCTAGAGTTAAGGCCATCGGGAGCAAGGCGCCCCGCAACACAACCAAAACCATGGAAAGAGAAGACACCATGACTATGAGGCATGCGGCACCGAAGCGCACCAACGTTGCGACCCGTCGCCCTTTGAAGAGGAGTAGTGAAATCATCCTGGCCGCCATCATCTACCTGGCCGCATCGTGCTTCGCCATTGTCGGGACGCTCGGTTTCGTAGCGGCTATTTGGGTCCTGTGGGGCGCGATCGGGGTACGGTAACCCGCAATTCCGGCAACACAAACACGAAGGAAGAGAGGACGGATTATGTTTTATGACGCGCATTTCACCATTGACGTCACGAATTGGTCGCGGGGTATTTGGTTGGACGGCACAGTGCAGATAATGGATAGGGAGGACATTCTTCTGTCCAATCGCCTTGCACCCACCTACATGCCCGTTTTTCCGGACGACCGTTGTTCCGCTAATGAGGCGCTGGCCTCCATGGTGGGTGCGATGAGAGTTTACGATCGCATTTTTACCCTGGCCGATGAGCATGGCCTTCATGTTGACGAGAGTGAGTTTTCGACTTTGGTAATGTCGTCTGGCGGGTCGACGATCGGCACCATGATGGTTGCTATGAGGCGAAGCGGCGCCACGCTGGACATTGCTCCGTTCATGGGGGAGAACGCGTTGAAGCGCACCATCTGGGACCACTTTGTGGATGATCTCACACATGATCCTGTCGTTGTGAATTCCCGTACTCCCATTGATGCTGCTGTCCGGCGGAGGCCAATGATGTCGCTCACGCATTCAACGCGATTCCACATTTACGTGAAGCCGATGGGCGAGATGACGTTCGTTTCCGGTGAGACCGCGTTGACCGTGGACAATATTGAGACTCTCAGTTGGGGGACCAATATTGGTGTGACACGTACTGAGGACATTGCGGATAATGTGCAGGAAATGTTCGGACGTCTCGTTGCGGGCGCCTCGGTCATGGGGAGGCTTGCTTCGGAGGCGGACGCTTGTGGTATCACTCTCGCAATGGTGGAAGATTCTTTGATTGTCGCCTATTGCAATGGTGAGATTATTGGGCAGATTATTGTGGGCGAGGGTGAGAGTGGTGTCGAGCTTACCCTTGGCAGGTTGGGTTCTCCTGGCGAGTCGGACGCCGCTGAAAAGGCTTGGCGTTGGTTCTGTGTCCTAATCCGGGAGATTCTTGGCAGTATGGTCGTCTAACATCACCGCGATTTCAGAGGAAGAGGAGAAGAGAATCATGCTGTGGTTTGAATATGATGGCCCCAACGTTGAGGGTGTGACTGACCTGGGCGTTGAGATGCGGCATGTTCGGGAGAATATGCCGCCTGCCACGTCCTGCCATCACGATAATGCCGGCTTTACCGTCATGATTTGGGACACCAAGGTTGGTGTTATTGAAACGTACGTGTTTGATAATGGTAGGCCGACAGCATGGTATTTCAGTGCGAAAGAGACGACGGCGGACGCATGGTGGCAGAAAACTGTCACTGTCGGTGAGAACACGGCCGTTGCGGCTGGGTGGATTCGCAAGCGCGTCAAGAGGCATGAGGTGAAGGAGGAGGGTGCACGTCTGGCGTACGATTTCATTCTTTGTTTGGAAGAAATGCGGGGCAGCGAAAAGGATTCAACGGAATGGGAGTGTGCCTTGTCTGATGCCAGGGACAGGCTGGCCGATCTGTGTGATCTGGCGGACGTGCCGGCGGAGGAGGTGATCGGCTCCGACGTTTAACTCTCGCGCAATCAATGAGACAGTAGTATCTATCACAATATTTAGGAAGAGAGAAGCATTACTATGGCCACAGTTTTTGAGACGGTTGTCACCCAGGCGGTTCGTGAGTGGAATAATGACGGGCGCCGCCACGACTTCAATGTGCATGCGCCCGCTCGCAGAATTTATGATGGCGGCATCATTACTATTGGCAGCACTTGCCGTATCGTGGTCGCCGGTAACACGGTGAGGGCAAGGCACGTTAAGCGAAAGAGCGCCGCGATTTCTCCGGAGAGTGTTGGTGAGTTCGTTCGTCGTGCTTTGACTGTCGCGGCGAACCGCGGGAAGGAGACCGGTAATGAGTGACTACAGTATCGATGGGGCGATGTTCGCTTTCATTGCTAGTTGTGTCGGCGATTTCGTCAAGTGGCCCCAGTGTTCGATCGCTGCCTTGAATGGCAATAATGAAGGTGGTCGTCTTTTTGGGGTTCTGTTCAAGGCGGTAGCCAGGAACCCCGTCGATAGGACTGTCTTCAGGATTGTTGTCACGAAAGGTGATGAGTGGCGGGTTCGTGTTATTCAGCTGTCGAATCATGTCATTTTGGATGAGCGCGATGCTGACCGGAGCACCATCGTCAGTGCTGTGAATCGTTTCGCGGAGCTGACTGGCATGGTGGAGGGTGATAGTCGTGATTGACGATGAGCTGCGCCCTATTGTGACTGAATTCGTGGCGGGAATGCTCAGTGACCCGCACTGTGAGTCTATGTTATTGGACGTTAGGGAGGATGCCAGGGTAGACAGCGATCTGCCTGTCCTCTATTTGGACGTCATTGGGAAACTATACGGATGTACTCTCTCTATCGTGGGGGGGCGAGTATTCGGCGAGTATTCGAGATCGTGGCACGAACAAAACAGTAACAACGGTAGAGGTGGGAAAAGTGGTATGGGAGCTTCAGGAGTTGCTCGCCGGAATCAAGACAAAACTGTGGGAGGACAAATGATCAAGCTATTCGACTGGGAATTCCTGAAGCATGTCACTGAGATGTGCAAGAATTATGCCGGCAAGGGTGGGAGTGATTCGCTTGGCCTGGAAGTAAGCGCTTGGAACAACAGCATTCACATTGTGGTCGTATCGCCTGGGCACCGGTTTATTTTCGAAGCGGATACAGTTCGCGGTTACAAGGCGACGATTTTCGAACAGACAAACTGTTACTGGGGTCCTATGTTCGACGTCGGCTACACTTTCGACGGCGATGAGATTATTGACGCTTTCAGTAGTTTTCTTGCCCTCGTGGAGGTGGAAGGCAATTGAGTGTTGAGAGGATTGCGGATTATGAGTTCGCGTCCCAGGATGGGGGTGTGCATTATGATTGGTTCGCTGATAGGGTTATTGATTATTTGCAGTCTAGGTCGCCGGAGACGCCCGCCCGGTTTCTGTGGACGACTTTCTTGACGATGGTGTCCGCGCCGTTGTCTGCGAGGACTCATTTGTCTGCGAGTGCGCAGAGTGTGGTGCCGTTGACTTTGTATTCGCATTGCCTTGGTGCGTCTACTTTGTCCAGGAAGACGACGGCGCAGTCTTTGGTGCGTAGTTTTTTTGACGATTGCGTGGAGGCGTTTCATTGGGATTCGTCAGCGTCTTTGGCGGCCGTGCAGGAGGTTGATTCAGCACTCCGCATGCTGTACCGTCGTCTGGAGTCCCTGGAAAGGAGGAGTGGGCGTCTTGATATTGATGAGTATCGTGCTGAACGGGACGATATCAATAATCGTATTACTGAGTTTGAGGCCGATCGTAAGGATTTGCTGAATACTATCGATAATAGCCCGTGTGAGCGGTCTCTTATGGCGAATGTTCTGTTTGGGTCGAATGTGACGGCTGAAGGCCTGAATTTGCGGATGGCGCAGCGGCCTGGCGGGGCGTCTATCATGTTTGTGGACGAATTGCAGAACATGTATTCGGCGTCACAGGGTGAGGGTTATCGTAGCGGGCTCATTGGATTCTTGACCGACGTCTACTCGGGCAAAACTGTCGAGTCTGTGCGCGTCGGCGACGATGGCGTGAGACGGGCGGATAGTGAGAGAGTTCCTCACTCTCTTGCTTTCTGCGGCACCGGAATTCTCGGCGACGTAGTCGATAACATGTCTCAGTCTTTGTTCGAGACTGGGTGGGGTCCGCGCATTCTTTTCGCCTTGGACGAGGAGGACCGCCAGTCTGATCCATCGTCTTTCGGATGGGTCACCAACAATGACCGTAACGCGCATGGGGGTGATGGTTTTGTGGAGCATGCTTCCGAGCGCATTTCAACAATGCTGGGTATGATGCAGCACGAATTCCGCGGTACTGTCACTTGCGCTACCGAGTTTTGGCCTGTCAACACGCCAGCCACTATGACTGTGACCGAGTCGGCCCGGAATGTGTGGGTGGAGACAATGCGAGCATGGTCCAGGGAGGCGGCCCGCGAGTCGCCTTTCCGGCGTGCAGTACAGGCGGTCATTGATCGTATGGGGAATCATATTATGCGTGTTGCCGCTATTCTGTCTCTTTTCGAGCAGCAGATGAGCGTGTCATCGTCCGCGGTGAGGAAAGCTTTCAGTCTGGCTTTCGATTTCTGGTTGCCTGACGCGCTGAAAATGGTCGACTATGTTTTCGTTCCGGATTTGACGCGTATGGTGGATGATTTCAGTAGTAATCCGCCGACCGAGACGCGTCTCTATCAAGTGCTGGAGGCGAAGAACCTGTCGCCGCGGAGCGTGGAGGAGTATCGTCAGTACATTCTTCGCCGGGGCGTGAAGTTTCGGACGGAAGGCGCCATTGTGGATAACGATCTCGTGGAGGCGATTCTACGGGATCAGATAGCGGAACCATCGTACAGTGAGTAATGTTTTCGGGGTGCGTTTCCCTGTGATGGTAGCGGGCAATGTCCGCTCCATCACAGGGTGGCGTGCCACCAACGTGAATCTGAGTGATTTTGCTGTTCTGTGTGAGGCACCCTCGAAATGCGAGAAATATGATGCCCCCGCGTTTTTTGCCGGCATTCTTGCGGGGGGCAGGCGGCAGAAAAGGAATTTCGTGTCCCGGTCCGCTATCGTTTTGGACGCGGATCACGGGTCGCGGAAAGATTTCGTCGGCGATCGTATGCGGGCAGCAAATCTCGCCGGCATTGTATGGGAGACGGCATCGTCGTCTTTCCCGTCCCCGCGTTTCCGTGTTGTTCTGCCGTGCACTCGCAGCATGACTGCGGGAGAGTGTGAGGCGATCGGCCGGACGTGTTTCAGCGTGTTGGGGCCAGTAGCCCAGTGGGACGGTTCATGTGCCGAGGCGTCCCGAGCTTTCTTTCTGCCGTCGCATCGTCTTGGTTTGAGAGTGCGCAATTGGCTCATTGACGGTGCCCGTTTGAATGTTGATAAGTGGCTGGAGAATATCGGGTACGAGGAGAAGAGTGGTGATGTTTCTTTGTCTTCTGTGCCCGATGGTGGGTATGGTGGTGTGATTGGTGAGTTCAATTCAAAGTACGGGTTTAGTGATCTTGTTGGTTTGTTTGGTTGGCCTTATGAGTCGGTGGGGCGGCGATGGCGGTACACGCATGGTGGCGACACGGCCCCGGGTGTGACGATGCTGGACAGTGGTCTGGTCTACTCGCATCATGCGGATGATCCGCTCGCGGACGGCCGGGCGCACACAGTTTTCGATTGCATGAGGGTGCTGGAGTGCGGTGGTGACGTGGGCATGGCTATAGGTAGGGCGCTGTCTCTCCTCCAACTGGAGGTATGAGCCAGGTCATACTCTTGTGGGTTGACGAGGGCGTGCACGGTCTGCCTATACTAGAGCCGTCACCGAGGAACGGTGACAGTACGAAGAGAAGAGGAAAATCATGGACACTGTCGCTCGTCGCAGCACTCGGAACGACGTCATCATGTTCGACATTATCCCTACGCTTGACCAGATGGACGACTACGACGTTGCCGCGATCGCCGACGATGTGATCGGACAGTACTTCTCCGCCACTGGCACTCCCTACTATGTGGTGGACGTGGACGAGGACGCCTACTGGGCTGCCGTGCAGCGTCACGCCATCGCCCACTGATCATACGCAATGAACCCCGTCCCGTTGACAATGACGGGACGGGGTTCCTCATATTGGAAGGGAAAGAGCTGATGACATGCCTCGTACTCATGCTCACCATTTGCCTACTAGTGATCGTTTGGACGAACTTGAATGATTAACATTCGGCCCACTGAGGCGCAGGAAAGAGAAATCAATCGCACCGTCTCTGCGATTCGAGATGGCGGTGGCGCTTTGCTGGCGTGGGAGCCCGGCTGCGGCAAAACATATGGCGCCATCTGGGTCACGGGGAAACTCGACGCCGACAGGCGGGTCATTATTGTGTGTCCGAAGCGCGTCATTCCGTCATGGCAGACTAGTGTCAAGACCATCACCGGCCAGGAAGCGAGAGTGTTGTCTCGCACTACCAAGGCTGGCCGCACCAACATTGAGGACATGCTGAACGGCGCAGACGGTTGGTGGATCGTCAATTTCGAGATGTTGGTTTCTTTGGGAAAGGCGGTAGATGCAGGGAAGTGGCCGAATGTTTCTTTCTCGAAGAAATCGTTCGATATGGTGATCGTGGACGAGGTGCACCGTATCGCGAATCACCACACCCAATCCTTCCGGGCAGTAAAAGCACTGAAAGCGAGACGGCGCCTTGGCCTGTCGGGTACGCCCGCCGGCAATAAACCCGTTAACATTTATGGTGTTCTCAAATTCTTGAACCCGGATAGCGTTGATCGTAGTTTTTATCGGTTTGCGGATGAGTTTTTTGTTTCCGAGTTCAATCCTTTTGCGGCGTCTCGGTATGCCAGGATTTATGGTGGAGAAAGGACTCCAGGTGCTCTCCGCGATTCCGTGGGAGACAATTGGTCTGCGATGCGGGGGGGTGAGGTTTTTGGTGATCTTCCTCCCGTAAATGTTCAGCGCGTCACTTGTGGGATGAGGCGTGAACAGAAGAGAATGTATCGGGAGTTCGTGGATCATCGTTTGGCGGTTATGGATGGTGGGGCCAGCGTTGCCTCGTCCGCCGCCGTTCTAGATGGACGTCTCAGGCAAATCACTCTCGGGCCGCTGAGAATCGTGGGCGATAGTGTCGAGTTCGAGGAGCGTGGGTCGTCGAAGATTGACGCCGCCCTTGATATTCTGTCTGATCTGCCGTCGGACGAGAAAGTTATTCTGTGGTGTCATTCACGTAAATTCATGGCGCCGTTGCGGAAGCGACTGGTTGATGCCGGCTATCGGAGTGTTGAGTTGTCTAGTGATTATCGGGATGAATGGCGACAGTTTTTGGAGCCTGATGGGCCAAGGATCCTTTGTGCTGTTATTGCGGCCGCCGCTGAAGGGATCGATGGTCTGCAGAATGTTTGTAACACTGAGGTTTGGTTGAGTGAGGATAATAGTGTGATTTTGAATTTGCAGGCGTCTGCTCGTTTGAATCGTAAGGGGCAAACAAAGCGGGTGAATCGTTTTCTTTTGCAGTGTGAGAATACTGTTGATGTGACGGCTGTGGAGCCTAGGTTGGCGGCGGGGTATGAGCGTCTGCGTGAGAGCGGCCTCATATGAGATGTGATAGACGCCACGCCCGCATGGGTTGCGTACACCACCGTCACACGAATACGGTAGATGCCATGAGGACAGAAACACACAACGGCTCGGCCATTCGTCTAGTACGACGTCGCATGACAGGCACTATCAGAAACATTCTCGTATCCGATGACAGTGAACTGGTTGGCAGGAATTTCCTGATCGTCGCCCCAGTGAGCGACGGACACTCAGACGTCAATGTCATCCACGTCACGGCAGACAATATTCGCGTTATACGCAGTATGGCCATCAATAACAATCTCGACATTTACGAACTCATCATAGAGGAGAGGTGAAAAATATTATGCGCATCACACAAGGCACTACGATTGACGAGATCGCCGGCCGCACAATCATCCTGAAGTGGCCGACACAGTTCGGCGTCAAGACAATGCAACTGCACGTACCCAATATTCGATCAGAGAACATCTGGCGGATTCAATGCTATGCGGCCGTCATTTCTACGGCGATTGAGGAGCGGGCTGGCCTTACGGCAACCATCGTCGAATAACACGCACTATCAATCAACATTTAGGGAAGAGAGAGCAAAAACACTAATGGGCGTCTATCTAGTATGGGAATCGTCGCAGAAAGGCGACTACCGGATTTACTCAAATCTCGAACAGGCCGCAATGCGAGCAGAAGAATTGGACGGCACCGTCTATGAAATCATGCCGGCCGGCGACGCAAGACTTTTCTTCATTGAAGATATTGCGAGCGGAGACATTGAGGTCCACCGTGACGTCAGGCTCGCCGCTATCGCCGCAATTCAGGAAGGGGAGAAATTTGAATTTGAGCCCGGCCGCTGCAACAGCGGTCAGTAATGTTTTCGCCTCAACCGAACGTGACAAACAAACGCGCATTGGCGTGAGCGAGATCGGGGACGATTGCGAGCGATGCATTGCCGACAAACTCCTTGGAATCCCGCACGACACGGAAAATATGGGCACGCCATTGGCGCCGTTTCTCGGCACCGCATTTCACGCTTTCGCGGAATTACGCACAAAAAACGAACCGAATGTTCTAGTGGAGCAGAGAGTAGAGGTATGCGATCTTGAAGACTATGGGCGTATTTCTGGGAGTGTGGATCGCTTCGATATTGCGGCAGCGACGGTCCTAGACTGGAAGCTCCTCTCGCGGAAAAAGATTTCCGCATTCCGGAAGAGCATTAAATGGGACGATGGTCTACCGCGATTCGCCGACACGGCGGCAGGAAGCCAATTCCGTAAATATTATATTCAAATCATGCTCTACGGGTATGGCCTCACACAACTCGGCTATGACGTAGCCCATTGTTCCATTGTTGCTCTCCCAAGAGACTGCAGCGTAGAGGTTGTGCCGGATAGTATTTGTGAGTTCTCTTTTCCGTGGCGGCAGGACGTTGCGCTCGCGGCTCTGGGGAGACTCCAAAACATTTGGGAGAGAGCAAGGTCACATGACGGTGGGGTTGACGGTCTCCAATCGTCTCCTCTATGTTGGTACTGCTCTCATGAGCGCCACACAGAAGCATTCAAAAACTACACTATCAACGGTTAGGAGGTGAAACATATTATGACTTTCGAGGACACTCTCGCCCGTCTCGGAATGACGGTCGTGAACCCGGAGCGGAATAATCATTTCAATATGCTTATTCATGGTGTGAGTGGTGTTGGCAAAACATCGCTCGCAGCCACAGCGTCACAGGTAGACGACATGTCGCCTGTCCTGTACGTTGATTTCGAATCCGGCACGCTACCGGTACGGGATTGGGGGAACCTGCAGAACATTACCGTCGTGCATTGCGACAAGTGGGTTGATTGCGCCAATCTTTGCGACAATATTGCGCGTAATCTTGCAGAATTCCCCTACAAGACTGTAGTGTTCGACACGTTGGATAAGTGTCAGGAGCTCATCCTCTCTCATTATGAGGCCGTGTCGAATGATACGTGGACGAAATGGCGGGCGGTATACGACTCCCTGTTGAAGGCGATCAGCGTATTCCTGGACGCTCCCAACATTTCATTCATTGCTATCACACATTCGGCGCGCGAAAGCAGTGAAGTCACTGGGGAAACTTTCATCGCCCCCTCCTTCGAGGGACAAAAGTCCGGGCAGCGCATCCCCGCCCTGTTCAATTTCGTCGGCTACATGGAATGGGCAAACGTAGACGGCGGTGACGGGGAGGAAATCACCGTGCCAGTCCTGTACACTCGCAAACCCAACGTTGTGACAAAACAACAGACGCGCGGGTTCCCCCCAGCAATGGGGAATCCAAGCATGACCAAGATTCACAATTACATCACTAGCCACTAACCAAAACATAGGAAGAGAGAAAACTATTATGGCTAAGATCACTGTTACCGCTGACCGTGGCGTCTCCGCTGAGACTCTCGCTATCGCCGCCGACGCGATCAGGGAGGCACTTCGCAGCAAGCCCGCTGACAACAAGCCATCCGACGGCGAGAACTGACCCACCGCAATTCTTTACCACCGACTTATAGGAGCACAATAATTATGGCAACTGGCTTCAACTTCGGCACCGACCTCTCATCGCTGGAAGTCGCTACCGGCGGTGGCAATTTCGAGCCGCCCAAGCCGGGAAAGCACTCAGCATTCATCACTAAGGCCGAAATGACCACGTCCAAGAGCGGCAGGCCGATGCTTGTCACCGATTGGATGATTGACGGAGACGACGAGGACGCCGGAAAGGCGCTCACCGACCGAACCGTTTTCACTATCAACAAGAATGGGAAGACTTTCATCCACTTCAACATTCCGAAGTATTTCAGTGCTGCCGGTTTGTGGCCGGCTGACGCCAGGGAGCGGGCCGATCTTCTCTCGCCGCAGAAGATCGACACCACCGTGAAGCGCGTGTGCGAGAATTTGGAGGGCGCCCACGCAACCTTGGTGACCCGGATGAGCAGGCCCAGGCCTCGTCTCGACGATTACGGTCGCCCCGCATACGAGCAGGACGAGAACGGTATCACAGTCCTCGGCGAGGACGGCGCACCCAAGCCCGCTTTCTGGCCTCCAAGGGCAGAGATTTCTTCCATTGATTTCGAGGCCAAAAAGAATTCTTCGACCTCATCACCGGTAGTTTTCTGACACACACGGTCGCATGATTTGAATAGCGGGGGCAACACTTACGTTGCCCCCGCTATTCAACCAAATAAGAGAAGAGAGAAAACACGCAAATGACGCAACCATCATACAAGCTGTACAGGCTAGCCGCTAACAGACTGGACCGGCTTCAAACAAGCGTCCCCAGCGGGGAGTTCCTTTTTCCTTCCGTGGATGCTGCCTTGGAGTGGTGCTTCACCTATTTGGAGATTCCCGAGGACAAGAAATGGCGTTTCGTGCGCCCTGACATTACCAAGCCAATCGCCCCATGCAATCTTGACGTGGCACTAGATCATACGCCGGATATGCCGTATTTGCGTTACCATCGCAAAGCAAATGAGACGCTCATGCCGAGCCGTTCCTACAACGACATTCGCCTCAATATTTGGGCGTGGCGAGAGGAGAACGGTGTAGATAATTTTGAGTTCGACGGCATGATGTCGGCTATCGAATGGTGCTACAACGAATTCAACCCATCGGTTGTGTTCGAATGGAAGTTCGCAACCGAAAACGGAGTATTTCGCCCCGGTGAAATCTCTATCATACGCACCAAGACAAGGAAGAAAGGTCGCAACCGCCGCATTCTCCATCCGGTCAAGCCGGTGAACAAAGACTTGACCGGGGAGGAGCCGGAAATGGTGGGGCGCCGTTTTCGGCAATGGGAGGTTACGTCTCCTGAGTATAGGTTCATGAGTGATCACCATAAGTATTTTCATATGCGTTGTGTGAATTGCGGGGAAGCGAAATGGATTCGTGTCTCGCGCTTCAGTGGCGGTGAACCTGTGAATTGCCCGTGCACTAGCTCATCGCTTCGCATGTACAAGGAACTACCGAAATGGCTTACCCCTTCACTCATGCGACGCATTTATGACCTGAAAAGGTACATTCCAAAAGAGGACTTCCATTTCGATTCCCCACAGGATTGTGCAATATGGTGCTATAAGAATCTGCCTTTCCCGGACGACCCGGATACGCCGTGGACACTGAAAAAGGGGCGCGGAAAGCCGATGGGGCCGGACACGCTATGGCTCAAGGTAGACGGCGTGCGTTCGGACACGGTGAAAAATATTGCCACCGTGAACAAGTCGCGGCGAAGCCTACGAAAGAATAAGAGGGGAGAAAAGGCGTGATGCAGCGGGTGATGGCCGTTGATCCCGGCAAATCAACAGGAATCGTCATCGGAGACTTCCACGACGACCACGAATTCTCAATCGTTCATGTCCAACAATTCAAGTATGAACATTGGACGGCCAGCGTTTATGACATTCTGGCTACACGAAACGAATTCGCCCCAGATATTGTCGTGTGCGAACAGTTTGATCTTCGACCGGGCAACAATTTTCTTGCAGACCTCACCCCAGTGAAAATCAATGCTGTGCTGGAATGGGAGATTGGGGATATCGTATGGCAGACTCCAGCAATGGCAAAAACAACCATGCCCAATAATGTTCTGAAGCTACTTGATTTCTGGCCCACCGGAGCCAGCATAGGCCAGCCCGACGCGGACGACGCGCGCGATGCTGGGCGTCATCTTTTCCTGTGGGCGGTCACTAAACGCCACGACGAGGACGTGATCGCCCGCATCGTCGGAGACGACGTGGAGCGACGGTGAATGTTTCACGTGAAACATGCCCTCGTGTTTCACGTGAAACATTACCCCCCCCTACCGACTATCCTGTGGGGGGGGGTAATGTTTTATGAATGGCGGAGGTCAGGCGACCTTGTCCTCGGTGGCCTCACCCTCACCGGCAGCGTGACGACCAGCGGCCGCGCCGGGGCGAGTGTGATACGTAGCCAGCGCCAGAGTCAGAGCACCGACAATCTGGGTAGCAGCGTCAGCATACTGGGACGCCTGATCCGCAGAAATAACATTGAAAGCGGCGAAAACACCGAGAACGGCGGTGAGCAGAGCGTAAAGGGCCTTGCGGACCTCAGGAGTAAACATATTGTGAATCACCTCATAGATTCCGGAATTTGAGGCTCAGTAGGGATTGAGTCCTCTTTATCAGATGGTATCAGAATTTTCAGGGACCTGCCCCAATCGAGAACAGTGTGCGCGAAAGAGACGGCCTCCCACCACTTCACTTCGGCCCTACGGCGACCATCTTCCGCCAGGTCCGCAGCTCTTTCTGCCGCCGCAAGACTGGCTTCCAGGGCAGTCACTCTCTCAGAAAGAGACCGGACTGTAATGTCCAGGATTGAAATCTGTTCCTGGTCGCGCGCATTCTTGCGCTGCGTCACGTTCGAGAAAATTGTGCCAGTGAGCGCAGCCAAGGCTACTAGGGTGGCATCCGAGAGGACATCATTCAAGAAATTAAGCATCGCGTATCTAACGTCCTCTTTTATTATGATTGTCTAGCAGGGCTGCATAGGGATTATATAACATTCCCCGCCTAACAACGATAATGTCAGGCGGGGAATGTTATGTTTTAGTTACTTTCTATGGAATCCCGGGTGATAGCCGACAGTCCGCATGAAACGGACAGTGCGCACACTAGCCCAAAGAATAATCGCACCAACACACCACAAAGAATCACGAGTCACATTCATAGTGCCATTGGTGTAATCTTCATACACCATGAGCGCAGTGTTTGCTGTCACCATGACGGCCGCAAAAATAGTAGCAACATAAAGCGACTTAGTCACCCTAATTTTCACTTTCATTGGATGGATTGTATACTATCGCCCTCACGCCGATTCCTAGAACATGTCGAGCTAATGTGTGTAGGAAAACATGAGGGCGATAGTATTCTCTTATTGCACCGTCGGAACGCGTAGGAAAATATTTGTGTATTAACCAATAAGCGGTACGCAGGAAAGTATAGCACACAACAAAAGCAAGTCTCCGAACGATCATTCATCGACCGTCCGGAGACTTGCTCTACCACTACCACAGGAGATCACGGAGAGGGAAGAGAGTGAAGCTCCCCGCATGTCACATCTATCGTGGAACGACACTCAGCATAATAGCGAGAGAACAAGCCACGATAAACGCCAACATTCTGTGTCAAGAATTCTCTGCCGGGGCAGGAGACTCCGGAGCCGGAGTGGGAGACTCTGCAACACCATCATGCGCCTGCAAAGACGACGGCGTCGACACCGCCTTACGAATCTCATTCACAGCACCATAAATCGCACCCGCCTCACGCACATTCTCCTGACCCGGAGTCACAGAATGCAGAATCTGATCCACAGACGCGTGAATAGACTTAACCTCCTCATAGGTCGCCTTAGCATACCAATTCATGTCACCCGCGAAATGATCCCCAGCCTTTCCGCTACGGAAAAGATCGCGAATCTCCCTGAGCAGATCAACGCCCTCACTCATATCCCAAAAATCCTCTCCGGCACCCCCGGAAGGGCGACCATAATCATACCAAGACTTGCAACGATTACTAAAAAGAATCCCATAAGACTCATACGCGTCATACGGATTCCCTGAATTATAACGCGACCCAACACGCTTCAAAGCCTCATAAGAATCGCCCTCCGCGTTAATAAGATCACGAAGAATGCGGCAGCCGACCTCAGCCGACTTCTCCGGCATCCACCACTCACGATCCGGGTCATCAAAGAAATAACCCGGATACGTAATCTGCAGCGGACCAACGCCGTTCGAGTTTTCACCGTCTCGAATCGCCGCAAGGAACTCGCGGAAATTCTCCTCGGTCACCTCCTCGCCGTGCGGGCCGGCACCACCGGCGTCGTGCCCGTAAATGTTCGCGCCGCGCTCGCCGGTTTCCATCCACAGGCATGCCAGTGCGGCCCACCACGGGCAATTCTCCGCATCGGCGGCCCTGAGAACAGCCTCCTGAATAGAGGAAAGGCGGTACGAGCCGGAGGATTCGTGCCCGTTATCGGCATCGGTCCTCTTTCCGAAGCGGATGCATGTGGACCATGAGGCCGCGACGGTCATCGGGTGACTACTGTACCGGACTACGTGAGTCTCGTAGCCGGTCTGGTCACCCATCTGACCTTCCGCAATTTCACCATTCTCATTAATCCACGCCTCAGCGAGAAGCGGATCGCCTGCGTTGAATGAGCCATCGTTTTCGCGCACACACATTGCAACATGGCCGCCGTCTCCCGTAGTTTTCAGGACCATGTCGCCGACATGGAATCCTCCCGACGGAGTAGACCCGTACCAAGTGTCCCCAATGTCCATGAAACCACGATTTGCGGCCAGGGAATTCAGGGTTTCGGTCCATGTTTCGCCGGTCCGCGGGAACATGATCGGGTCATCCCAGCCGGTTCCCCAGACATTGTGGAATGCAATATTGTAGGCGCCTGCTACTCCGCTACTGCAGTCCATGTCGCCAGGGCCTGTTTTCCAGCCGGCATCATTGCTGTTCCAGTAGCAGGTCCACCGGTTGTCCTGGGCGTATCCGGTGCCCCCGTAGTCGCCTGTGGTGCACCAATATTTCATTTCCGACGCAGCATATTCTGTGACGGAATCTGCCAATTTTGCACCGCCTTTCGTAAAGGTTTTCGGTGGCTCTAATTTTATCATGGACGTCTGAGTGTCTTCTCGGTATATATAGGTACGTGCATGCGCGTATACCACACACGCCCACTGTCTGTCAATACCTAGCACAACATTGGTTTTGTGGCATGAGCCACCACCACATGGGGTTGACCCATGGGGGCACGGGAGAGCATGATTAAGACATCGGCGGGGAGGACAAGCCGCCCGGCCAAAGATAGAGAGGACAAGGCAATGACCACCACAGAGAACATCACCACCGACACCGACATTGCCTACGCCGTCGGCACCGCTGCCAACGCCTGGGACGACACGGACTACTGGGTGGACGAGACCGGCGAGACCATCGGCCTCAAGCGAAGCATCTCCGACGGCGGTCAGACGCTCGGGCTCCACGTGTGCGACGACGTCGTCTCCTGGGGACTCTGGCAGTACGACGCCGATGGATTCACCATCGTCCACGAGGGACTTTCTGCCCTGACTGACGAGACCATCGCCTACCTGGCCAATTGGTGGCTGGAGCACTGACACACAACATAACAGTGGTGGCCCATCGTCCGTGATGGGCCACCACCACCCACCACCATCACACACGTATTTTGAGAAGAGGATCATTATGGCACGTCGTCGCACCGGATACGGATCATGCAAAACTACAGGAGGCGCCGTATTCACTAACCTGAAAGGCACCAAGATTCACTTCCCCGCAAAGGGGTACGAGAAAGGCGAGAACGAATTCCGGGGCATCCCCGTTGAGAAAGTGACCGCCGTCGCAATTCTCTCTGGGGCCGACCTCGTACAGGCCATTCCCGTTCAGCGGCCCGCCCTCATCGGAAACATCCGCAATGTTTTCATCCCCGAATGCACCCACGATTCCTTCCTGGTCGTCTGCACTGAAAGAAACGTCTACAGAATTTTCGATATCAGCGAGGAAGAGTTCGGGAACGCTCGCAATCTGATCAATGATTTGCGCGGGCTTCTCGGCGACCAGATCGAGTGGGTCAAATCATGAAATACCCAACAATCCAGCGCATGGACGGACGCGAAGACGAGGTCCGTCGCAAGACAGTCGAGTTTCAGGAGCACAAGAGGAATCGAGCGAAGAGAATCAAGAGCACACGCCACACTAAGCGCACGAACTTCAATTACAGTGACGGTTGGACCAACCGTCTCATGGCAGAACTTAATGGAAAGTGAGGAAAACTATTATGTCTACTTTTTCGAGCGCCCCTTCAGCTCCTACCCCAGCACCGCCCCCACCGTCGGCGACTAGTGCACCTACCCCGCCGCCTCCGCCGCCTCGGCCTGCCCCGGCGCCCCCCGCATTGTCTGTGCCGCTCAGTGTGATGGCGCCCCCGCGCCCTACGAATCGTTTCATGGCATGGCTCCGCAAGCCTAGGTCCACGGGTGAGGGCATGGCAATGGGTGCAGTCGCTCTCATTGTCGGTGTTATCGGACTGTCTCTCGCGTGGCGTGCTTTTTGGTGGCTTCAGGTGTTTTTCGTCTACTTCGCCACGGTCGGCACTCTCGGCAACTGAAATAGTGTGAACGATTGTGGACGTGGTGTTTTTGAAGTCGGTTTGGCTGTACTTGCCGGACGGTAGTAAAGAGAGAATCATAGCGCAAACCGGCGACAATAATGGGGTTGGTTTCGATTCTGTTCAGGCCGGTGTAGAGCGGAGACACTATTTCAAGTACAGCAATTATTCAATCACCAATACAGAGAGAGGAGATTATGTTGTGTCACCTGTAGATGATGGGTGTGAGAAGATTTACTACACGGACGGCACATACGAGTATGTTTCGAAGGTGGTGCTGCACGTTGGGTTCTGGGAGGCACATGTCCGCAATTCTGCTAATAAATGGCGAGTAGCGTGCTGGAGTCGTCGTCGCATCTCTTTGGAGCATAAGCGCGATGGCTGGTATTGGCGGCAAATCGGCCCTCATTGGGCTTATGTCGACTATGAGGTGAAATTCGCAGACAAACTAACTCGTCTCCATGTCTCCGACGATTACGAAGCGCCCATCAAGAGAGCGAGTAGGTATTTTACTGGCGAATGGTGCATATGGTATGAGGACGAGGAGGGTGGAGAAGCGTTCCTTTCCTTCGACGAGCAGTTCTATGAGTTGACCCTCAACGATAATGTTCTCTGCATCGTGATGAAGAATGATGAGTATGTCGAGAATGATGTACACGAGAATGTCGTATCTCACCCGTCACACTATGCGACCCTCACCCCCGAGCCCATCACTTTCATTCGCGACAAAGACTATCTGACCGGCAGTGTCATGAAATATATTTTCAGGGCCGGCCATAAGGATGGCGCTGACGAGAATGTTGACATGGGGAAAGCGGCATGGTATCTTCGTGAACTCGTAGCCAAACACGGAAGCCAGACGGTGATCGCAATTCTGCGAAACGTCTACTGGGACACCATTGGCAGGCAGCTTGCCCCAGAGGATCGTGCCAGGGAGATTCGAGACCGGCTCACGGAGTTCATGTCCGCCATTTCATACGATAGTCTTAACAGCTATATTCCGGAAGTGTGAGTATTGTGGAGAATATTGTTAATATTGTTTTCGTTGATTTGGTGAAATTCGGTGATCGGTGGTACGCGGCTGCGTTTATGCATGCCACCGACTGTGAATTCACTATCAGAAATCATTCTACCGATCCGTCTACCGCGATCCGCGCGCTTATGCGCACCGTGCAACATGTGCAGGAAGTAACACTCGCCTTGCGTTCATGGCGGGAAGGAAGAGTTACTTTTACTAGGTGCACATATTGGCGCGAGAAAGACAGATATGTGCTCACTTATGACGACTCATCGGATGATGGCACATACGTCTGCGCAATCATACTGTCGGAGCACAGTGAAGACACAATAGAAATCGCCCCAGGAGAGAGGCCTGCCGCTGCCCTTGAAGCCGAAGCGATTCTGCGTGACAAAGGTTACATGGTTCATGTGATCGAGGAAAACGAAAGCGGGGGACTACCGCAATGGCTACACTGAGTGATTTCACTCTCCGACGCAGAATCGATTGGGGCGAACTCATCTCCGACTGGCGTAAACCGTTATCTATTCAGCCGGCGTCAGTGGAAGTGCGATTGGACGAGAACATTATCACCTACCGCCATGGGGACGAAAACATCACCATTGACGAGAGTGGCTATGAGCTGTTGCCGGGTGAGTTTATTCTTGCGTCCACCCAGGAAAAAGTAAGCGTGCCCGCCGACCTAGTAGCTAGGGTGGAAGGCAAATCATCGTGGGCGCGCCGCGGAATTCTCGTCCACGTGTCCGCGGGATACATTGACCCAGGATTCCAGGGAAACGTGACCCTGGAAATCGCTAACCTGCACTCTACTAAATCTGCCATTCTTCACCCGGGAGATAGGATTGCGCAGATTGCTTTCGAAGACTTGGACAGGCCCGCCAGTGCACCGTACGGCACCAACGGTCTAGGGTCGCACTATCAGGGACAGGCCGGCGTCACGCCATCGGCCATGGAGGTAGGCTAATGAGCAAGATTGACCGCCGGGAAATCGCATTGACGATTGTTAAGGAATTGCGGGACACGGTCAAATCGCCTCGCATTTCCGACCAAGCCGGAGTTACCGTCATTGACTCCTCACTTGGAAAGATCGAGGTCACCGATGATGGCGTTGCGGTGACGACAAAGCGCGGCGTCTCAGCAGGATGGACTCACAGGGATTCCTGTAGCCCGGAGCATTCTGCGATGCGCTGTAGCCTGCTTTTGCGGAGCGTCTCATGACAGCGAATAACCCAATGCTGGAGATTGAGCGCGAGATCAGCCTTACACAATTGTGGCTCCCGAAGCCAGACGTGTGTGATATTGACGAAGCGCACATGGTCGCTCACCTGAAGTGGCACAACCAATATAAGGGGGGTAGGATTGACGTCACTGTAGAAAACGGCGACGGTGGCACTTTCAGTAAATGGATTATCTTGGGCTGGCCATTGAGCGTTGTGGGCGTTGCCCATAAAACGAGCGGCGAGAATACGTCCGATCTTGCGCGCCGTCTAGCGCGGCAATGGATTACCGTAGAGTGCGACGCAATCGCTGCCCGTCAATTCCAAGAGATCAACGACACGATTCATTCGATCCTGAACTCGCCGTCGATCACTGTTCAGGACGATGCGCGTTCTGATCTCATGGGAGTGTTGGACGATATTGCTCGCGAGCACGGAGGAAACTACCAGCGCCTAGGACTGTAGCCTCTTGCGTCGGGTATGAAAACATTCCCCCCTCACCATAGAAGTCGTGGTGAGGGGGGAATGTTTCACGTGAAACACTCAGGCGCCAGGCTGCGGAGACGGGGCCGCTTTCGCCTCCAACGCGGCAACACGCTCAGCCAAACCGAGGTAGCCGCCATGCCAGGCGACCACACGCTCCATAATCCAATCCGACGGAGGATTCTGATAGGGGTTCTTCTCAGGAACCCACTGGCCGCCCTCACCCTGCACCAACTCACCATCGGTCACATACAAATGTGACACGCCGAACGACGCGGCACGATCGATTACCTGTCGGAAATTCTCTTTCGTAACCCCGTGAATGACGTGCCACCACTTGGTGGAAGGCTGCGCACGCATCACATCATTCGCAATCGGATTATTATGGTCATCCGTCAAATACTTGGCGGCGGTATTCTCGAAACTCATGCACACGTCGAAATCGAGCGCGCACACGGCCTCAGTAATGTTACTGCCAGGGTTGATAGCGATTGTAAAGTTCCTACCGTATGCGCGTCGAATTTCGCCGATGAGGTCACCGTACCAACCGACTCGACCGGACTGTGCGCCCCAGCCGTTGATTACCTCATCCAAGAATACACCCTGGAAAAGACCATCATACTGGGAGCGCAGGTTAGCGCACAACTGCATAATGTATTCGCGCGTAAACTTATCCGGGTCCGGTACGCCATTCCTGGCAGCATCATCCTTAGCGAGCGACGCTACACCGTAGCGGGTAGGAATGTACCAAAGAATCCTCTTCGCTCCCGCTGCCTGGGCGCGCTGCGCCTGAGTGAGAAAATCGTTGTCCTTGGCAGACCAGTCGCCTGTGGAGCGATTCATGATCACGTAGCCGAGAGCATTCCCGTACGCCAGTGTCTTGGCCCACTTTGAGACCTTTCCGGCCTGGCCCTCATTGTAGAAATCGGGCCAGAAATACGTGACGGGGGAATAGTAGTGTCCGCCGACCGTGAAAGGCGAGATTGAGGAGAATAGCGGGGCGACCAGCTTGTCGACGCCAGCCTTAGTATAGCCAGTAACGTTTGCCATTGTGTTTTCTCACTCTCCGTAAGTCCAGGTAAGACCATCGTCGCTAACAGTGATCTTACCGGCGTTGTTCTGGCCGCCACCGCCACCAGGATTGCCGGGATCAGGGGTACTGCCGCCATTCCACGCCGACAGTGAGGTCACCTGCACGTCACCGGAGGCCGGCAGCTCGGCTCCTCGAACTTCGCGCGCCCAAACGCCGGCGACATTCAAGACAATTGCCCACCGTCCGCCGTGGCTGGCGTCTACCTCTACCTCAATCCTGCCCTTGTCGTCGGCATCACTGCGCACAGGGGCAGGGACTGTCGTAATATTGTCGGACGTATAAACGGTTTCCGGGCGCACGCTCATTGTGGCGTTGACTGTCTTGCCGGCTGCATTCACAACCGTCGCTATGACCTTAGTCATGCTATTATCACCTATTTCTAATAGTGAACTATATTTGTCGATTACAGGTCAACGCGGGTCGCACCGAGAGTGGCCACCGTAAACACGGTACCCGGGAAAACGCCACCATCGTAATGCCAGTACGGGTCCGCACCATAACTACCCGCCGTAGTGTAAGCGACCCTGTGTGAGCCGGCCTCCACGGAAAGACGCCACTGCATATGGTGCGTCATAAACGTACGATTGTACTGAATCTCAGTCTGCCAAATACCGCGGTTGTCAAGCTTGAACCCGAAGAAATACGAGCCGACCGCCTTATCCTTCTCCTCCTCAGAATGATAATCCTCGTGCGCAATACTCACGCACACGTCAAGCGAGAACTCCATAAGGCTCTTGATCGGCAAAGTGACAATACCGTCGCCCCACGTGTAGGTAGCATGATCTGAGGTAGGGCGCCCGCGCCCGTTCGTATTATCGCGGTGCCGGTAAAGCACGCCGCTAAAGCTGTTAGCCGGATTAATGTTGAATGACCCGTCGCCTGCCTTGGAGCCGTCGGCAGTGTACAGAATGTCGTCAATAATGAATACGGCGGGGCGTGCTTTCGACACTGCCCCGGACGGCGCAGCCGCCAACATGACCCGCGCTGCCGCCACGGACGCCGCCGGCATAACCCTACCAGCGGAATCATCGTACGCGTCCCAGGCCTCAATGAGATTATCGTCTACTGTGGGGACGATGCCGCCGGTCCACCTGGTGTTAGGCATATTGTTTTCTCCTAAAAATATTGTTGCACAATTTTCAGTAGGTGAGCCAGCTAACCGTCATCTCGCCCCAATCCATAATTGTACCCTCGTCAATATTCTGATACGTATAAAGCGCAATCCGATCCCCAACGTTCAAACGCCTGACACCTGTCACCTGCAACGCGGTCCACAAGCCATGGTTCAGCGCGGCATACATGTAAACGCCATATTCGACATCGTTGCTGCGAGCAACCCTCGTGCCACCAACATACCCCGCCCATGATGACCTGTACCATGTTGTGCCATCTAGACGGTAGAGCCCGCTCTGCGGAATAATGATCTCGACACCGTCTACTTGCATTCCGCCACGAACGATCTTCTCCTGCGAACCCACAGGAACCTTCGACCAATCATCTTTTTTAGTCCACAAGTGGGCGTTGTTTGTTGCCATGTGGGCGAAAGGCGGCTCCGTGAAAGTACGCCAAGACGACGCGTGAGGCGAAGCCGACCCGGGCGGGTCATAGGACACGCCATTCGTGTCCATGATAAGCTCGCCGCCCTGACGGTCAGTAATCTGTATCTTCGCCACGCCCTCGTCGTCACGGAAAATATGCAGACCGGAGGAGCGGCTCATCTTCCACGACACATACATGGAATAAATGATCCCGAGCTGCATTCCCGGCGTGAAAACGTCGTTCGTACGGGCACTAATGTAGAAAGGCGTGTCGGTGTCTTGAATCCACGTACCGTCGGGGAGCGTGAAATCAAATCTTATTTTTTGCCCGGCCGTCGCCTGCTCGTCAACAGCGATGATTCTATTCTTGCCAATGTTGATCGTGAGAATTGCACGACCATTCCACGACGGGGTGAAAAGAATGTACCCCTCAACCTTACCGACACCCTCGCCGGCAATACCATATGTTTTCGGTTTCGCAACAGCAATGTCATAGACTGCCATCTGCGCGCCATCGTTACGATTAGGGCGATCCCTGTCCGTCAGAACGAACCTTGTGCCTCCCTCAAGTTCCTCTACGGTCGCAATTTTGGGCGACCAGATAGACTCCCAGAACCCATATTCACTACCAAGCCCGAAACGAATATTCTTCTCACCTGACGTCGGCTCAGTATCAACGAGCGAAAGCTCACCACCAATAAGCCGGTTACCAATGAGATCGCCAGTAACCTTTGCTGCGTTGAATGTCGCGTTTCCAGCTGTCAACATTTCCGTGGTGACGGACGCGAACGCAGCGATCTTCGCCCACAATTCCCCGGACGCGTAAATGTTGCGCGCAGACACGGAACCGTCAGCGAGCGAGACGTTGCCCACGGACGAGGGGACGAGAATGCTGCCAGCGACCATTGTTCTGGTCACCCACTGTGTACCGTCCCAAATACGCACGTCAGTAATGTGCCCGGCATTGTCGGTGACATACCAAATCAACCCTGTGACGGGATTCTCGGGTGCGGTCTGGGCCACTACGGGCGGTCGGTTAGCTTCCGCAATCTGAACAGCTTTTTCAGCGTCTTTCGCCGCTTTGTTCGCAGCACCTTCTGCCTTGTTTGCTCGGTCTCGAATAGCGTCAGCTTCCTTGAAAGCGCGTTCGGCGTCTTTCGCGGCCTGGCTGAGAATTTTACCCGTGTGCCCGAGGTTCTCGACCTTCGCGCCGGCGGGCGGCTCAGCGATAGGGTCACTGATCTTGACTACGCGGCCGGACGAGTCAATGATGACGAGTACGCGGGCGCCTATCCATGTGGCAATACCGTCGGATTCGCCCACGGCGTGAGAGGTCGGATTGCTGTAAGGAATTCCTACCTCTACCCAGCCGGACGGGAGCGTACTGTCGGTGGCTGACGTGCCAGTGATTTTCCCGTACGTCCATGATACTGAGGATTGCTGAACAATAACATTGTTATTGTTACGCCCACCGCCGTTTCGCGGCGCCGTGTCAAGCAATAGTGACGGTTTAACCATGATGCCCCGTTTATTCTCCCAGTACCTCTATGTCTACCCTCATTGTAGCGGACGGATCAGACAATGGGAGACTATAAGCTGAAACACGACCTGCAATATGCTCGCCCTGCTCGGTAATCGCACCGACAATATCCCCTACCTCGATACGGGCGTCTGGAATAATCGTCAAAGACCTGGAAGAGCGGGAAGAAATGTCCTGAATCATGTACGTGTCCGCGGCCTCGGATACCTCTCTCGCCGAGCTTGCGGCGCTGAATTCCTTGTGCGAAGTAACCCAACCATAACCGCTTGGTTCGTATGGCGGGTCAGTAATTTCACGTTCCGCGGTCCATCGCTCCTCCTGCTCGCCCTGAGCTCTCTGTTGCTTGCTGCCGGTAACATACCACCTGTTCGGGCGACGGCCACCTGACCTCGGGGCACGTGGGGCTTCCAAAAGGAACCCGGACTCGTACGTATAAATCTCGTCAGGCGCCGTCTTGTCGCGGAGCTTGAAAATATGCAACATCCCGTCAGCGCCGCTACGAATACCGCAGCCTCGCGATTCGACGAGTTTATAGATTGATTCGATTCGCGAATTTCCCCATTGCGTGGTGCGCGGGATTGGTGCGTCCCAAACATCGTCCTCCAGTTTTACTCGCACATATTCGGCAAGCTCATTGGCTTCGGAGAGCAGCGTGGCGCCAGCGGCGGGTGAGGACGGCCACGGCCTCGGATTATCAGCAAGAATCTGCGTCAAATCCTTACAAGAAACATTAACTTTTTCCTTCGACACGGACCATTCCATGTTGACGAATTCACCGAGAGGAATTTCCCAATAATCGCCGCGCCGATTCTCATAAAGCGCAGTCACCATAGAACGCTGCCCGAAATTATTGAGCGCATCCAACGGCCATTCCGGAACCCATGACATTGGACAAGAATAAGACAGGGCGCCCGGAACCTGACGGTTCGTCGAAGACCACTCGACTTTCACCTCGGAGGCGGGGATTCCCGTTTTGAGAACTTCGCCGCCGCGAATGATATCGATTCTTGCGCCGATGCTAAGGCCGTCTGAAAGAGCGGCCAACGTGGGGCCGTTTCTCATGGCATCCCCGCAATCATTTTGCAAATCTCAATATATGTGCGCGACTTCCATACCTTGTCTGCCTCACGCCATTCACCCCAAGTAACACAAGGCGCCGCCCCCCAGCCCGCGTGAGGGCCGACAAGCATAGGCGAGTCCTCGGGGAGCTCGTGCCATTTCACGTTCCACCGAATGATACCGTCTCCCGTGATCCTGGCACTGTCGACCTTGTCCACGGTGATGAATCGTGACGGTAGAACGTCGGCAGGGGCGCCAGGCGTAAGAATAAGCGGCTCCCGCTTCTGCAAGATCTCCCAAACGGTGTTAACGTGGGACGGGTCATCTAGGACGAATTGGCCGCCTCCGGTTCGAGCCACTTCCAGCATCGGCCACCTGGCGATAAGTGAGTTATATCTCGAAATTGGGGAGGACCATTCTCTTTTATCCTGGGCTTCCTCCCAGATGAGGCCCGGCACGGTGCGGCCGTTGAGGCCGCTTACCATGCCACGCCACCATTCCACCTCGGGGCGAGTCAGTGTGACCGAGGAGTCGCCCTGGGTGTATTTTATTGTGGTGCCCGGCACGGCGTATGCGTCTGAGAGGATCATTGTTACCGGCTCGGTCAGCTGGGGTCCCTCGAGCTCGCGAATCATTTTCGCCCTGCCGGTGAGAGGTCTTTTGTCGCGAGCCATCCCAGGAACAGCGAAAAGACGGTCACCCGCGTAGACGGGCTCTTTGCCTGTGGCCATTATTGACGGCAGCCCGGTGTGTGTAGCAATCCATCCCGTAATCGGCATTATTATATGCTTTCCGTCACAATGGTTTATCGGTTCATTCGATCATAGTCTACTATGGCCGACGTTGCCTCTACTTGCATGCGCCCCACAAGATCGTTGTCCACGTCTCGAATTTCGAGCACGTCTGGGCCGAGCGCACGATTCTCCAGGAGGCTGATCAACTTGTCCATTTTCTCCCACTGGGCTGACGTGAAAACGGGCTCCGGGCGACCAGTTTTATTCTCAATCGTTGAGAGGCCGGGCTGCAAAAAGCCGCCATTATCGTAGCGAAGATTCCCCGCGGACGGCCCACCATAAATCGGAACCTCACGCACCGGAATACCGAATGTCGGCGCCTCAACCATCATTCCATTACCTGAGGCGATAGCAACGTGGTGAGCCGGGTAACCCCAGAACAAAAGCGTGCCGGGAACCATAGGGTTGCCGGGGGATGACATTGCTTGATATCCGGCCGCCGTGAGACGCGGCACGTGAATACCCATCGCATTGAGCGCCCAGTAGACAAGACCTGAACAGTCGAGTCCGCCGCCCGGAGAGACGCCGCCCCAAACATACGGTGTACCGATAGCCCGTCGCGCCGTATTCACGAGGTCGCCGGCGGCGGCACCAATAGCGCCGATTCCGCCGCCGAATCCGCTGACCACGGGCATGTGATCTTTAATCCAGTCGCCGAGCGCGTCAATGGTTTTGTCCACGCCCGCTTTTCCGGCGTCGAAGAACGGTTTTGCCCCGTCACCGCCCCACGAATCGAGAAGCTTGTGAACCGGAGCCTTGATGACAGTCTCAACGGCTCCGATCGGGTCGGAGAAGATCGAGGACACCGCGTCGGCCGCGCCGGTGATCCAATTAAGAGCAGCGGACGCACCCCTTTCTACCGTTGATTTGACAGGATCCCAAATACCGCCCGGGGCGAATGCGGCATACCCCGCATCGCCGCCAGGAATACGGTCCCCGTGCGCTGCGGCGCGGTTCATAGCATTCACCATTGCGGGCCCGCCGACAGCTTTAACCCATTCGGGTCGCATGATTGCTTCTCCGCCGGAAAGCGCGAGCCGGCCGCCACCATCGGGTGATACGAAATGGTAAATGTCGCGGCCCGGAGAGTATCCGGGGAGGACACCACCGGACGCGTACCCGCCAATCGTGGGAGCCTCGGGAAGACGAAGATCGAGGGAGAGTTTCTCCATCATTCCGTTAACGAGTTTCCTCAGCCCGTTATTGTAAACTGTGCCGATGACGAAGTTAACGGGCTTGGCGGCGGCTTCCTTGATTTTGTCCCACGCCGTCCTAACACCGTCTTTCATTGTGTTGGCGGCGGCCACGACTCTGTCCCAGGCGCTTGTAATTGCGGGGACGAGCGTGTTGGCAATCCAATCTTTAACGATTTGGATTTCGCCTTTCAGAATGTTCCACGCGGAGACGACCATGTTTTTCAGCCAGCTGGTCCACGAAACAACGGTGTTCCAGGCGGCGCTGATCGTTGTGGCTGCGCCTTGGATTATGGCGACTCCCATAGTGACCGCGGCGATGATGGACGCGAATACGAACGCGATGATTCCGCCCAGAATTTTCGCGCCGGTAGCGATCGTGTCCCAGGCGAAGCTGATAATGGGTGCAGCGTAGGTTTGAATCCAATTCACCACGGGCTGCATTACGGCCCAAATACCATTCCATGTCGCCGACAGGGAACCCCACATAATAGACGCCGTGTCTTTAATAGCGTTGAATGCGCCTACGACCCACGGCCACGCAATATTGTAGATCCACTCAACTACTGGCTGCATAGCCGCCTGAATAGAGGTCCACGCAGCC